ATACTAATTATGGCGATGCAGATGTAGACTTCTTACTATCTCAAGTAGCATCTAGTGAAGGTGATAGAGTTCATCAAGGATCTCACATACTAACACTTCGCATGCTAGACTCAGAGGTAGAAGTTAAGGTAGATAAAGCTGCCGATCTTAACTCCTTACTCCTAGGTTATTGCCTAACTGTACATAAATCTCAAGGCTCAGAATGGAGAAAAGTATTCTTTGTTGCTCACCAATCCCATGCAACTATGCTACAAAGAGAACTTCTATACACTGCTGTAACTCGTGCGAAAGAAGAATTATATGTAATCTGTGAACCAGAGACATTTGTGAATGGTATTAAAAGTCAGAGAGTTAAAGGAGATACATTAGCAGAAAAAGCAGAATATTTTAAGGGCAAAGCAACTAACGGGGAATCTTATGAGTGACATTGAATATTATTTTCTAGGTGTAATCACGGGAGCATCAATAGCTACCCTAGCATTGCTTTTTATCTTAGCAAAGATAAGCTTAAACTAAAGAGTAAAACAGGTCGCTTGACACGCTAACCCCGACCTGTTACATTAGCATCACTGGTTCAGTAGTGGAGACCAGATCTAACTCCACTCAATTTACCCAAACTTAAACTAGGAACTTACCAAATGACTGACGCAAATCTGCAAGCTGGCGCTGTAATCGCAGCAAACTTTGACAACACTGTAGATATCAAAGACTTCACCTTTAACTTCAAAAAGGATAAGCTCGGTAACAAGCGTCCTAGCGTAGAACTGAAACTTCCTACTCCAAGTGTAGAAGGTATCGTTCACATTTTGGAAAAAGGTGGCAAGGGCTTGGAACTGTTGCTGGATTCTGTCTATGATGTTATTCGTGGGCAAGCTGCTGGCCTTGTTTCCGATGACGAAAAAATTACTCAATCTACTTTTCCTATCGATAAAATTCTGTGGGAAGCTATTGCAAATATGCCTAAAGCGGATCGTCGCTCTAGTGCAATTGATGCAAGTGTCTGGGAAGCTTTTGCTAAGGATTACATTGAAGTTATGCCTGGTGTTACTGGTAAGTCTGTGGAAGCAGTTACCAATGCTACCGTGGTATATCTTAAGAAGTTCTCTATTGTTAAAACCAATAAGGATGTTATCGGTAAGCTGAAAGATCAGCTGTCCCTATATCTGGAGCACAGCAAATCTGCAGAGCAGTTTACTGAAATTCTGGATCTACTGATTAGCAAGGCTGATAGCTATCTGAGTGCTAACGATGTGGAACTGCTGGTTCAGAATCTGTAATTAGCTAGATTAGCAAGCCTGTCACTGTTACTATACAGGCCATCCCGAGCATGATGTAAAACTGTTCACATCTCCTATAGATAAGAGAACTAGCTGGTAACTTAGTAAGTCTAAGACTCTGGTGGCAGCCTTGCTTACTAAGATCAATGCAGAAATCTAGTTCTCTTATCTATATGAGTAATCTATCTGAATATGATCCAATATGGAATGCTTTAAAAGCTACCGGGCAAGTATCAGTTACTGCCAATAGACTTCTACATCCGCGAATTGTTAAGGCAGTTGTGAAAAGAAAGTGGCTAGATATTGGATTCAAACTCCAGATAGAGCCAAGAACTGCCATCTTATATCATTCAAGAGAGCATTCAGTTCTAACATTCCACTTAGAATTCTTTCCTAAACCTCCCCCGAAACAGATAACAGTAGAGGATATTTAAAATGACTCTTCCATCAACCTATGATTTAACCAAGCCACCAGCAGGATTTAAGAATCTAAAGGGTTCCGTACTTCGAGAAACTGATAAAGCACTCTTATTTATTTCTCACTCAGCTAATGGCGTAGCTTATACAATACCTAAAACTGAATGGTTTCCTCTTAGCCAAGTGAAAAGTATTATTAGATCTTTGAGTGAGCTAGAACCTAATGAAGATGTCTTAGTTGTCTCCAATTGGATATTCGATACGAAAGGTATGTAGAAAATGAGCACTGCTATTAGTATTCAAACAGGCGATGCATTCCAGCTTAGAGAAAAAGTAGGACAGCTATCACAAGCTATTCTTTCTAAGCATCCTACCATGCCAACACTTCTCAGAGAGATTCATACAACTATTCGCCAATATCCAGAGCAGATTACCCTTCTAGAAGAAGAAGATATTGCAATCATTGTAGCAGGACTTTCAGTACAAACTAATGTAGCATTCTCTCAAGCAGCTAATAAGCCTGCAGCAGTTAAGAGTTTAGCAAGTAAGATTAAACAACTTGGCGTTGATGCATTCTAGAAATCTCAGGAGCTAATCATGCAATCATCCCAAAATATTCGTCCTCCATTTCCTAAAACAACTATCGCAATGAATGTGCAAATCATCTGCAGATACTGGAAACAAATCAATGAGTACTACAGAGGAAAGCTATCAACCTCAGGAACTATCTCTACACCAAAGACTAGTACTTAAATCAATCTTATTATCTCCTCAGTCTTATCAACTTCTAAGAGCCTGGCTTAATATCCCGGGCTCTTTTCACAAGAAGCTTCACTTCTATTCATCCGAATTAATAACGGAGATTCATAAATGTCTACCGACATATTTCAGTTCGAATCTTTCCTCTCAGATTCACCTATGGCAGACTCAAATCTTACCGGATTTGGAGAGGGAATCTCAGAAACAACTAGCGGAGTATCTTTCAAAGAGCCAGGATATGAAGGATCAATTGACTATCGCATTCGCCAACTATCATACTCCAGTCTACTTACCCTCCACTCTTGCCCGCGAAAATTCCAGCTCTATCGTCTCCGTACAACTTACAGAGCCGAAGAAGATTCTAAGTCAACAGTTACTTTCGCGTTTGGCCACGTTGTCGGAGAAGGTATCCAGATGATTCTGGAAGGTAAGTCTGAGCAAGAAGTAATCTGGAAAATGTTTCTAGGTTGGCATACAGACTTATTTGCAGAGGATACCAAACTTGCGAAATCATTTTTCTCAGCTTGCATTGCAATCAAGAGATTCATTTCTCTTAGATCATCCGGATTTCTACAAGATTATGACTTGGTTTACTACAAAGGTAAGCCAGCTTGTGAACTCTCATTTGCTATTGTATTTCCTGATGGTTTTAGACTTCGTGGTTTTGTTGATGCTGTGCTTAAGCATCGCGAAACTGGGAAAGTTATTGTCCTCGAATGTAAGACTACAGGCTCACAAACAATTAATCCTGCAACTTACAAGAATTCTGCTCAAGCAATTGGGTATAGTATCGTTCTTGACGCTATTTTTCCTGAGCTATCTAGCTATGATGTACTCTATCTAGTTTATGGAACTAAGACAGGAGAATACACGCCACTAGTATTTCCTAAAACTTATCTCCAGCGAGCACTTTGGATACGAGAATTGCTATTAGATATTGAAACAATTAAACTCTATGAGGATGCAGAAGTATATCCGCAGAGAGGAGAGAGTTGTTATTCTTTCTTTCGTGAATGTGAGTATTATAATACTTGTGGATTAAGTACTCAGTATCTCACGAAAAAATGCACGCCTGAGGAGGAAGATAAAACTGATTATCAGGTAGTGTTAGGGTTAGAAGATTTATTAGACACACAATTAGGGAAAATAGTATGAAACTCTCAGAATTTTTAGACAAAACTAAACACTTACCTCCTGATACTGAAGTTATTTTAGTTGACCCCGATACCAACTGGCTATTAATACCATATCTTATGGTAGATGAAGATGGTATTAATCTAACTGCATATTATGACAAACAATGGACTAAACCACTATGAAACTCTCCCAAAAATCAGCAAGTAAATCACACCGAGCACTTCTATTTGGTCCACCGAAATCAGGGAAAACTCAGCTTGCCGGACAACTTTCAAAAGAATTCAATCTCCTGTGGTTTGATCTAGAGAATGGCGTAGATACTCTGCTAAAACTTCCAGTAGTTCAGCAAGAGCGTATCGAAGTAATATCTTTGCCTGATACTCGATCTTATCCAATAGCAATCGAAACTATGCTAAAGGTTATTAAAGGTGGAAGGCAAGAGATTTGTGAAGCTCATGGTAAGATTGCATGCTCTGTATGTAAGAAAGAGGGAGCAGATTTTGTCACAGTGGAACTAGGAGCTATCCCGCTAGATACAATCATTGTAGTAGATTCTCTTACTCAACTTACCAACTCTGCAATTTCACATATCACGAAAGCGCAACCAGAAGATTACCGCCTGACATTTGAAGACTGGGGAAATCTAGGTAAGTTAATGGATATTTTTCTATCTCACGTGCAGCAAGCTGGGTTTAATGTAGTTTGCATCTCGCATGAAACTGAGACTGAGATGGAAGATGGTAAGATGAAACTTGTGCCGACAGCAGGCACTAGATCTTTCTCTAGAAATACAGCTAAATATTTCGATGAAGTTATCTATTGTGAGGTGAAGAATAAGAAACATATTGCAGCTTCTAGTACCACTTATAATGGAAACATTCTAACAGGTTCTAGGAATGGAACAGTACTAGAGAGCCAAGCAGAGGCA